ACTCATCAAGGAAGATGATATTGAATGACATACCTCGAACTGCTGATGCAGATGTTGATGCTGCTATTATTTTTGATCCATTTTCGAGTTCCATGGATCCTTTGTTCCATGCGATGATCCCTTGCTGCATCCACTTCGGCAAGTTTTCGTACGCCAGTTGTAGTCGTCCGAGGAGATCTCTAGCAGTCGCTGCTTTATTAGCGAGGATTCCGATGTTAACATTGTCGTTAAAAATTGCGTAATGTAGTAAATAAGAAACCACTGTTGTAGACTTTCCAGTCTGTCGTGGCATTTTACAAATATTAAATCTATGTTTATGAAAATTCTTTAGTAGTTTCTGTTGAAACTTATACATTTTAAAGTTGACGAGACCCTCATCCACGTTCACTATTTTTATATGCTTCTCTGTGAAGTATACTGGGTCGTCTTTACATTTGAGGAACTCCATAATATGTTCCTCAGTAAACTCTGTTTGAGTATTTGCTTTTTTTAGGTTAGGATTACCAAGGTAGATGTCACTCTTAGCACTCATCTAGTTCGTTCTCTCCAATTTCTGAATGTGTAAGATTCTTTAGCAGTAAAACTGGTTTCACCGTAACCTCCAGTGGTGTCAGACACAACTTTTTTTACTGCCTTACCCACCTTTTTTGTTGCTCTGCCAACAGGATCTTTTGCTTTCTCTATTTTATCTCCTACTTTTTGTAGGATATTTTTCTTCTCACCATCGTCCGAGTCAGTTTTTTTAGCAGCATCCTTGGTTTTATTTTTATTAGGATCTACAGGTTTCTTGCCACTGTTTGACATGTCATTACTAGGAAGACCTCTTTTGTTTTTTATGGAGTCTTTGTTTTTGTCATGACCCCCTGCCATCCTATCCTTAAGAGTTTCTTTTACTTTTCTTGACACCCTTCTTTGGATCCCTGTGTTTGCCTTAGCACCTTTTTTTGCTGTTTTAGCAGCTTTAGCACTCGCTTTTGCACCTGCCTTGGCAAGTTTAGCAATCGCTTTTGCAGTTGTTTTTCCCACGGCAACAGCTCCTTTTGCTATAGCACCTAATACTGCTTCGTTTTGTTGTTCCATGCTTTATTTAGACTTGCTCATTTGTTTGAGCATCTTTTGTAAGTCAGATGTGCTGCCTACAAACAATGAGTTATTTGTTACATTCTTAGGACCTGCGTCTTCTTCTAGGTCTTTCATTTTCTTTTGCAAATCAATTAATTTATCAGTTGTGTCTGCTACATGTTTTATGAGTTGACCTGCTACCTCATAAGCACGTGGGTGCTGAGAATCATCACACACATCAAGTATGCCACTTACTGCTTGTTGACCCTTCTCTACTAAATTGTAGAGTTGTGCACGACTATACTCATAATCTGCTTTGGGATCGTCGTCAGCTTCTTTTATTGCTTTTGCAATTTTTCTTTTCTCTTTGACAATCTCACCTTTTACGTCGAGTGCCTTGTCGATAGAGTCAAATTGATCTGCCATAATTTTCTATAAAATCGATTAGAACCTCGGACTCAGATACAAGTTTTTGGATGTCATCCCAACCGTATCTGTTAGTATTTAGAAACACGTCTAATAATTTTGTAGTAAGAGTCTCATGTTCTGGGTAAACTTCACTAAAAAAATACTGACAATAGTCTAGAGATCTTGTGTGCATACCTAGTTGAGGACCTACAGTATCAAAGCAGTTTCGCAATAATCTCTTTATATATTTCTTAGCAGTGTAGGCATCTCTAACACGTCCACGACATTGTGGATTGTCTAATTGGTTTCTCAGAGTCTTATACTTGTCATGATAATCATGTTCTATTTTTGTAAGATCTATTTTTCTTAAAGATAAATCTTCCTCACCCTCTACAAGTTTAAGGGGAAAAACCTCAAGAAACAAATCATTAGGATACTTACTAAACCTTTTATAATCAATAACCTTTACATCACATGGCATACGATTTATTTTATATTTAAATCCCTTGCCATACATGGACATTTTTACATCCTCTTTTGTGGGGACTATGATTACAAAATCTATATCTGAGTGTTCGCTAGTGCACATTGACCCTGTCCAATGCCCTGTGATATTTCTTTCTAAAAAAGATCCTCTAAGATATATCGAATGATATATTGGTACTGTTTGTATAAATTTTACGACGTGATATTTTGTGATGTCATCTAGTTCGACATCTCTAAAATCATTGTTTATAAATGATTCCCAGAGATTACCCCACATCTTGTCCTAGTGATGAACTATACTCTTGTCCATCCTCACCAAAGAATGATCTTGATTCTGTAAACCCAAACTCGTCTCCTACCTCAATAAGATCTCTGTCAACAGAATTAACTTGATTGATATTGTCATTGACATGATGCTCTGCAATGGTGCTACCATATTGACCTCTTGCAACAATCATATTAGTGCCATCGATCTCCTTGATACGCATCACCTCTTCATTGATTTGTATGTATGTATTAGTAGAGAAGGCAGCATTGTTGTTGACCTTGATAAGGGTCTTCTTAGTGTTTAACTCTTCAGTAAGGAAGAATCCATCGTTATCATTATTGTAATCTCTTGTTGCTTGTGGCACAACAGTATATCTCTGTGCTCTTGGTGCCCTGATTGCAGTAGAGTAATCGACTTGAACCTTCTTGATAATTCCACCTTCGTCTGTTGGAACTTCTTGATAGAAGTATGTTTTTGATACAAAATCAAGATCGTATTGTATGAATCTCCTTGTAGAAAAGTCGCCTTCATACTCATCTGTAAATGATATGTTTCTTAAAGTAAATGGAATATCTCTTGACTCCTCTACACCTTCTAACATGTTGACTGTAACATTGTATGATGGTTGGAAGAAAGGTAGTATTTGCTCTATGATTTGTAGTGCATCATCTTGTAATTTTGTAGCAAAACTGAGTCTAAAACCTATATCATATGGCACAGGTAAAAACATTTTTTTAGTTTTTACTTTATCTGTAGGACTCTTTAATGTAAATTTTGTAATGGGTGATGCTTTTCTAGTAGGATCGTAAGTATATGATTGTAATTCAAATGATAATCTTGGTAATGATATGGCAATATTGTCATCAAAGTTTGCTTGTTGTTCTATCCTTGCAAGAAATCTCTGCATAGGACCGTAAGCAATGGGAACTTTAACTTGACTTATAGTTTTACCATCTGTGCCAAACTTCTTAATTTTTATATTGTTGAACAACGTGCCGAAAGCAATTACAGTTTTTCTGATTGTTTCGTTGTAGAAATAATTACCAATCATTATGCATTGCTCCCTCTAGATGCTTTTCTTGCAAGATCTATTTTGAAACCCGTCATTTTTTTGAAAAGCATATTCTCTTTTGATTTTTGTGTCTGATCCCTTACGAAATCATCAAACCTACCAGATTGCTTACCATACATCTTTGGTGTTTTACTTAGATTCTCTAAAAATTGTTTGAATGTTTTCATTACACCTCTCCAAATGGATTTCTTTCTGTAAAGTCTAGGATGCTCGTGTCAGATATAGTTTCTATATCCTCTGCACTGTTAAAAGCATCGTCATCATCATAATTTATACTATCTAGGACGTACGCAGCAGTTCCAAATCCTACATTGTTTATAGTTTCACCAACAGCAAAGTCACCTGATAGATTTCTAGCAAGCAATGTATTTGTGGAACCATCCCATTTTGTCACGAACGCTGTAGTTAATGAAGACTCACCTGTAACTATATCACCATACTCAAATATGCCACTTCCCACAGTGGATGCAGCACCCACTGATATAATAGGGTTAGAAGTATACCCAAAACCTGCGTTGGTTACTATTATCTCTTCAACCTGATTTGTTGTAGAGTTTATCCTTGCGTTTGCAGTTGCACGTGTGCCACCTGCAGGTGGTAAATTAAATTCTACAGTAGGTGCTACGGTGTATCCCTTTCCTTTGAATTGTATAGAGATAGGACCTATGACACCTGCTGTACCAACACCTGCTAATGCCTTGGCACCAGTCCCTTTACCGTCCTCAGGTAAGAATTGAACGTCAGGAATTTGTGTATATCCAGCACCAGGATTTGTTATTTGTATGCTTGACACACGAAGTGACTTGAAGTTTCTCGTACCAGTCGTGGTTGTTATGGCAACTGCAGTTGCCTGCACTCCACCTGTAGGTGGATCTATCTTCACCCTTGGAGCGTTGGTGTATCCTGTACCACCATTCAATATTTGTATCTTATGGATACCACCGTTTACTAATGATGCTGAGGCAGTCGCTTTTGCACCTGCACTTCCAAGTATCATAGTAACATTGTACCCTGCATCAGCAAAGTCATCATCGATCACTTTGATGCCAGAGTCAATAACCTCATCCTCATACTCGAACGGTTCACATGTCAATTCGTATGTGTAAGTGTCTTGTAGTTGATAAAAATTTTCTATATCATTTACATACTTGATTTCAAATATTATATCTCTAAGTGGGAAATACATAAGATCTCCCTCGAATGGTCTTTTCTGATCCTCTTTTCTACCTGTAGGTCCTGTTTCTGCACTTGGAAACTTCCAGAGCAATGGGGCGATACCATTCTCATATCTATCAGAAGATATAATTATCTTCATCTCTGCTGTTGATCTTACACCAAATTTTGTAAGTAAATTATATCCCTGATCGAATCCCTCAAACGATGATATATATCCCTCTATGGGAAATGATCTATCAAATTTTGAACTTGTTATCTCCCTCAATACACTTGCATTTTTTACAAGCACACGTGGCATGTAGATGAACTCTATACCATGCATCCTGATCTGTTCGTTGACCAGTTCTTGCACGAGTGTTTGTTCACCTTTGCTACCTTGTAGAAAGAATGGATTGAGTGCCACTATACTCCACCTTTAGGAGGTAATTCTTTATCAATACCAGAACCAGGCATCAATTGATTGTTTTTTATGTAAGTTGCAGGGTCAAAATCCTTTAAGTTTCTGACTGTTGTCATAAACTTTTTGTTAATTTTTTTCTTTTCTGAAAAGAATTCTTTGAATGTTTTCATTATCCTATGAAGTCCATTGCAGGTAATTCGTACGTGGATAGCATTGCTTCCTCTAATCTATCTATCTCTGCCACACCGTCATCATATATCTGTCTTCCATTAAGTTCAACCCCACCTGGCAATTTTACACCTTGAAACTTAATCAAATTCATACCCCATTGTTTTTTCAACAGTGCTGTAAAATACCTTTTTAAGAAGGGGTCGTTGTACACCTTCGTATACTCATTAGGATCCAATGTTCTATAACACTCTATGATAAGATAATCATCAGTCTTCATACTACTATAGTCAGTATCAATATAAAGTCTGTTTTGTCTCCTGTTGAATCTTATCTGTTTATCTGGATGTAATATAAAATCAATGTCCTCTAGATATCTCTTTGTTTGTGTGTAACTTAACAGTTCCATTGAACTGAAATAGTATATCTCGTTTAAAAATAACTGGTAGGTTATGTTGAACATGTTCGATGCAATCGCACGACTATCAACTTTCCATACCTTTTCTACACCTATGACAGCGTCAGGTATTTGTATGAAATTTTGCGTCTCATCAAATGAGAAAGTGGTTGTGCCTAGTCCTGTAATGGTAGCACTAGCAGTCGTAGTAGTAATTCCAAGAGATGTCTCACGACCAGGTGCACTGGTTGCTTGTATGGTGTCTGTAAACTCTTTTGTTATCTTATGTTTGAGATACATTTTCTCCACACCATCCATGTGACGATTGTGGAACATTTGTATAGCGTCATCAATAAGATCATCTACCTGCTCATCAGCAATGTTGATCTCAAGAACGGGAGCACCTAATTGTCTCTTACCGTATGCTATGAGTCCTTCTCTAGTGTTTGGTTGTGCCATGTTGTTATTTATCGAGTGATAACGATGTCGAGGTTATCTCCTACATCCAATCCAGTGGCAGGGTTGATGATTGTAATGGATGGATTACCAAATGTATAATCTGTTCCTATTTCTTGAAACACACCATTCAAATAAACCTGTATATTGTCAGAGGTGCTGCTTGTGTCTGTTGCAGTAAATTTAGTTTGTCCCTCATTTGCAGTAAACAATTCCTCTGCATTGGCGTTCATAATTATTACCTCGTCACCTGCTTTAGTTGCGAGAGATAGAACAATCGGAGAACCTGCTGTGTAGTCAGTTCCCCTTCTTAGTAAGATACCATTCAAATAAACATGAAACTTATTCTGTGTTGCTTGCTCACCAGTGATAGTAAATGTGGTGTCACCCTGTGCTGCTGTAAATTGTCTTTCATCTATTGTATGTCCAAAACCAACCTTAGTTACGACCCTTGTGCCAACGTCTAAACCATAATTCATTGTTATGGCATTGTTACTTGTGAGAGTATAGTCTTGTGATGACCCTGCACCCACTCTCATTCTCACACCGTTTGTAAATACCTCAACTGGATAGGTTTTTAGACCATCGTTGTGTAGGTTTGGTAGTGTAAATGCTGTCTGACCCTGTGTGGCAGTATAGGCATTTTGAGATATAGTTGTTGCCGTACCACTACCACTATCTGCTGTAACAAATGAGAGCGTACCGTTTCCATCTGTGGCAAGCACCTGTCCATTAGACCCGTCGTCTGCTATCGCAGGGAATGTGTAACCCCCAACAGTAGCAAGACCTACAGAGTGAAAGTTGTTTATCTTTGTTACTTGTAGGGTGTTTGTGGATGGATTAAAATTGAAATTAGGATCAACTCTAAGGAACTGATTGCCTGTTTGACCTGCTACAAAGGGGATAAATTTTGTGGCATTATCTCCATTTGTTGCGATAGTAACCGATGATGCAGATCCAGCTGCTGTATCAGTCAGGTTGACCCACTTTGTGTCTACTCCATCTGATGAAAATACTTGACCTGCTGAACCAAACCCTCCATCACCATCTTGTACCTGTGCACCAAATTTAACGTTACCAGAAAAAGTAACAACACCAGTTATATTAGCGTTATCAAGATAAGTATGTCCGTCTACATCTAACTCACCATTAAGGTCTGTATTTCCATCTACTCGTAATGATTGTGAGAGAACGTTTTCTGTTGATAATCCAACTTCTCTTACAGTTGTTCCGACACCAACACCTGCTTGACCTGCAGCAATGAAGACTTTACCGTCTGCAGTATTGATTG